TCAATAGCTTCTTTTTGTTCAGGCGGTCTATTTTTATTTAAAATTTCATTTATCTGACCTAAACCTGAAGTAGCATCTTCAGGGCTAACATTTTCATCTCCAACCATACGCGTAAAGGCTTGTTCAATACTAGTGCCAATAGCTGCACCCTCAATACCACCTTTTTGTATAAGATTTCTAGCCTGTGCTTCGTAAAAATTTTTTAAATCTTCTTTAGTAAATTGTATAGCCTTATCATCAGGGTCCTGGCTCCTTCTTTCTGTCATGGGTACAAGTTTGCCATCCCTTTTTCTTACATTAAAAATATAAGTATCTTGTTTTGTAGCAGTAGGGCCAAGAATAATGCCTTTCTCAACATCTCCAAATTTGTTTCTAAAGTTATTTGCAACAGTAGCTGTATTCATAAAATCAACGTATTGCTCACCAATATTTGCATCATGTAATTTTTCTAATCCCCCAGGCACTAAGTTTCCTTTTGCATCAAAAATACCTTGGTTGATTAGACTAGAAATGGTGTCTCTCATTTCTGCCTCATTACCACTTCTTTGTAAAGCTCTTGTTTGTTCTCTACGATAAGCAGCATCATCAGCAGCCCCTATCTGATTTGTATAATAATTTAAAAATTGTCCAAATTTACTCGCCATAACTATATCCCAAACGCTATTATTGCAGCAGAAGCTAGTCCAGCACCCATCCCCATCATGTTTGCACTGTGTTGAGCTTTTGCATTTTTATAAGCAGCTTCTCTATTTGCAGCCATTGCTGATGCATCACCTAAACCTTGTAAAGAACTTCTATTTACACCTTGTCCTATATTTATTAAATCAGCTAAAGTTTTTTGGTTGATTTCTCTCTGTTGTATTAATGCATTATTTAAACCACCAGCAAGGTTTAATTGGCCTCCTCTTTGTAAAGCACGTTGTTGTTCTTGCCTTTGTACCATACTTAGACCTGCACCCCCATATCTCTCAACATTTCTTTGTTGAATTTGTCCCGCAATTTCAGATTGTTTTAGAGCATCTTCTCTAGCTTGGTCAATTAAAGAAGTATCATCTCTAGCAGCAATTAATCTTTCCTCAAAACCTCGGAAGTCTTTTAAATAATTTTCGTAGTCTTCACGTGTAATATCCGCATAAGCTTTTTCGGGGTCACTAACTTGCGGAAGATTACTAGTATTTAATTTTGTTTTCCCACCAAATTGTCTCGCTAAACTCATCATATTAATCGTCCGCCTGAGTATTTTGAGTTCTAGGGTCTTGATAAGGAGTAAATAACCTACCGAGGAATCCAGGTTGATCAGCTTGCTGGTTACCAGTTGGATAACTCTGTAAGTTTTTTTGGCCTTGTTCTGCAAGAGCCCCGCCTACTTGCTTTAGAGCATTAGAACGAGCTTGTCTTATTGTTTGTTTTGCTCTCGCTTCTTCTAATTGTTTTGTACTTGAAATTTTTGCCGCTCTAGCTAAACCTGCTTGTGCTTCAGCCGCTTGTCCTCTTGCAGTACCTAATACACCTATTTGTCTCTCTCTTTGTGAAGCTAAAGCTTGCCCAGAACCTTGAATTTGTTGAGCTGCTGCAGCAGAAGCTAAATCAGCTGCGGTATCAACTCCTCTTGTAGCAGTAAGAGTAGGAGTAGCAGTTAAAGCTTGCATAGTATCTGCTTGAGCCCTACCCCTAGCTAGACCACCTAGTTCTTCTTTCTCAGAAATATCACGCATTTCTTTTAATAGTGGTCCATAGGTCTGATTAAAATAATCTTTTTCTGCTTTACTTACAGACGCAGATATTTTCTCTGACTCTGTCGCTTGGTATTCTTGTTTTTTAGGTTTTGAACTCATATTTCTTTTCTATAAACATAACTTGTTAATTCAAATCCGTGCTTCCTTGCAACTCTTTCCCATCCTAGGCGACTTGTATGAAACTCTATAGTTTTCACTTTTTTTTCTACGGCGAGTTTTTCTAAAAAATCAAAACCCACTTGTCTATAATTATACTCTGGTTTTTGGTAACTTGCCCATACAAATAGGGTAAGTTCTCCTCCAGGATCTGAAACTAAAGACGTAACAATAAATCCTACATACTCATCATCTTTATAAAACATATATAAAGTTGACTGTTTATTTCTAAGGGCAAGATAAATATCAGAAACAATCCAATCAGAAAAACTTTTAGTTCTTATGTGTTGTAAATCTTTTTCAATCTTTGCAAAAGCATATCGAAGTTCATCTACAGGTATAGCTTCAACTGATATTCCATTAATAGTCGATCTCTGAACCATATCTTTTATACCTCTTACGTGGAGATAATCCTACTCCTCGGTATTTAACTAATCTTCTAACTCCAAGATCACCTGACCTAGCTCTTTGTTCTGCTTGAGTTACTTCTTGATTAAACAAATTTAAATAATCAGAAGCAGCAGCAGGGTCAGTCCAATCTCTTCTTGGTATCCTTAATAGCCTATATAAAGTCCCATAAATAATGCCATCTCTATAGTCGTTTGAGAAATTAGTATCTATATTATTTGAGGTTCTTGAAGGTTTAAGGGCAACACTTAGTTGTAAACCATTCGTTACAGTGGCATTAGGTACAGGTACAACCCAGAAAGTATCCGGGCTTTTTTGTAAGTAAACTTGTGGTAATGCTGTTTTATTTCTCCAATCAGGATAATTTAGTTCCAAACTTCTTGGACTTATAGGGTCTAAATCATCTCCATCATAAGTCATCCAAAGTATTTTATGTACATCAGTACCTACAGGTTGGTCAAACTCATATTCGTAAACACCACTAATAGTAGTAACTGGATCTAAATCATATACATAAGCACTAGAACGTTCACACAGTTCTATTGCTGCTGACCTTAAATTAGACTGAATTAAAGTATCAGGACAGTTTGGTACATAAGGTAAAATCTCCTTAATTAATGTACTAAAAGCTGCCATCTATTAAACTCCTGGTAATTGAGCTGTTGGTAAAGGAGCTGATAAACGATCTGTATTTGGGTCAATTAATACCTGAGCTGAAGTCCCAGAACCAACACTATTTACAAACAATTGATAATGGGTACTAGATCTTTGTTGATTACCAGCATATTCCGCGTCTTTTAAGTAAGCTTTATATAAAACAAAATCTATAATGGCGTTAGCATAAATATCATCTAAACTTATAGTATCAGAAGTAGCACTTAAATCTGTTGGTGCGCCTGAATAAACAATTTCTATATAAGCATCTCCAGAAACTCCAGGGTATACATAAAACTTTTTCGGATCATCGGGGTCGAATGCATAATGTTTTACATTTGTGCCATGGGCTGCATCACCACTAACAGTAGAATCATGCCAATCAGGTTCTTGTGAATCAAGAATATCAACATCTACAATTCTTATAGCTCTTTTACCCGTAGCATCTGAAGCTGCACTAGACATATTTCTTGTTATCTTAATAAGACGAAGTCCTCCAGAAGGTAAAGATTGTTCTGTACCTGCAGCTAATGCAACATTTGTATGAGTAGCAGAGGCATCTGGTTTTAAATTAACGATTTCTCTTTGAGCATCATTAATATACCTAAGAAGTTCTGCTTCAGGCCAACGTACACTTGTAGTGTCTTGTAAAGTATCCTGAATACGATCAATTAAATTTGCACCTGTTAACGTTCCCATAATCTACCCTGCTGCGTTTAATTCCTCAATTAAATCTGATTTCTTTTTTCTTCTATCGAGTTCTATACCGATAGTTTTACCATATTCTTCTAGTTCAATTTTAGTCATGTCCTCAAAATTAATTGATTCTTCTTTGACTTCAATCTCTATTTTATTATCAACTGGTTTGCTGTGTTCTTCAACCCTTTTACAACCTTCTTGTAAACAAACCAATCCGATATCTTCTCCTACACTTTTCGGTACCCCGGCTTCTAACCTAATTGAAGCGCCCCATGTAGTTGAAATATATCTATCAATATCTGAAATTATTATCACTTTTTTCTCCTAATAAAAGTTGGGTGGCTCGAAATTGAACCACCCAAAAATACATACTTAGTATGCAACATCCAGTCTGATAACACCAAAGTCTTCAACGCCACTGTTGTAGTCGCTGTTGAACTTAGGCTTCTTAAGACCAAAGATCTTACCAATGGAAATACCATTTTGGTTACCATAGTCAAATGTATCTTCAACTATTTCAGGTAATCCGATATCAGCCATAGCAAGAGCTTGTGCTCCACAGAATAAAGCAGCAGAACCGTTGACGTCAGCGTCAGCGCCCCACTTATATCCAGCAGAACCGGCATTTGAAGATGTTCCAGTAAGAGCATTAGCAGTGTTAAACACATGTCTGAACTCATGGACCATAATGCCGTCAACCATCAAGCTTGAAGAACCTGAGAACAAGCTGTTGCTTGGTCCTCTGACTCCAGCATTTCTGACGTTAGCCAAGAAATCTGAATCAAGTTTAAGGTCAGCCATTACTTGTGGAGATACAAAAAGGTGATATACCTCTTCTCCACCAGCACCTCTTACGCCTCTGATATAGTTATCTTTAGCATAAGCTTTTAGAGCAACAATACATTCATAAGTAATGGTATCGGCTGCTTCTACAGCAGTTACGTCACCAGCTACTAAGCCTGAAGTTGCATCCCATCTTCTGTGTCTATTAGAAGTTGGTGCAGTTACATCACTTCCAAACGCAAGGTCACCAAGATTTTGTCCTGAAGTCAAGACAGGTCTTAATGCACCACTGTTTTTAAGTGTGTAGTTAATACCAGAAAGCGATAAAAACGCTAATTGGTCAATACGATCAGCCATTGCATATGCAAGTGCATCTCGTGAGTGCTCACGGAAATTAACAACTGATTTTTGATCAGCTAATCTACCCGCAAGTCTATTAGCAAATCTCAATTGATCAAGTTGTACAACGATGTCGTAGGCTCTTAAAGTCTCTTCATTTCCTTCGAGGGTGTTGTCTCCAACAATACCGTCACCAGTC